GCATTCCATTTGCCCGTGGGCAGTGTTGCTTGGACCTTCTCTAATTCGTCTAACTTCCAATACTCTGGCCACACCGGCTTTGCCTTCTTTGATCCGTGGTCCATGATTGCCGGAAACTCGACCACGTGCCACTGATCAGCTTTCGCTTCTTTTTGATTTTGTAATAATTTACCTGTCAGATCTTTATTAGACCATCTAGTCATAACTAAAATAATTTTACCACCAGGTTGTAAACGTTGTCTAGGACCTGAAGTATACCATTCGTAAGCAGATTCCAACGCTGTAGGTGACATTGCATCTTGCTCGGAATGTGGATCATCGATTATTAGAAGATCAGCACCACGTCCAGTAATCGCACCGCCAACACCAGCAGCAAAGTATTCACCACCTTGTGCCGTCTCCCAACGTCCTGCTGCCTTTGAGTCTTCTTGTAATCTTGTTTCAAAAATTTTACCATAGTCTTCACTATCAATTAGGTTCTTTGCTTTACGACCAAACCTAACAGCGAGTTCACCCGTGTGCGTTGCTTGAATGATCTTTAACCGTGGCTCACGGCCCACCATCCATGCTGGCAGGAGATAAGATGCAAACTCTGACTTCGTGTGCCTTGGGGGCATGTTTACAATTAATCTTGTTATTTCTCCTGTTGCAAGTTGATTAAATTTTTCTGCAATATGTCTGTGGTGAGAGCCTTCAATAAAATCTGGCCACATACATTTGACAAAAGAAAGAAAGTCATCTTTAGCTTTGTTCTGTATCTTTTTTTCAGCGTGCATGACTTGCAGCTGTTTAAATTTTCTACGGACGTCTGCAGGTAGTTTACTTATATCTATATTATTTAAATTCATTTAAAATTTTTTAAAAAATTTTTTGCATCACATTTAAGATGTTCAACATGTTTTTACCAGCTAAAACTCTGTAAATCAAGCAATACAACCTAGAGTAGTGGGACCCCTTTTTGTACAAAGGGGGGATGGGGTCTAAATTATTTTGTATATTTGGGATTGGTTTGGGACCCCTGGCCTGCTGTTATCCTACAGTACCAGGCCAGGGGCAAGGAGTTTAATCTAATAAGACCATGTAAGCCTTTGGATTAAGTCTACTAAACTTGTCTTTTGCTTTTAGCATTTCATCCCATTGCTCTAGTGCCTCGTGATAAAATACTTTGTCATGTATTTCTGACTCTTCTTTAGTTAATTCAACAGATTTACCGTTAAATCTGTTTCGTCTTGTATAGTCTTTATTGTCTGTCATATCTTGGATAATATAGGATAAGTCAAGCATTGTCAACCCTTAATTCCATTTAGTCTTGTTTCAATATTATCATAATATCCTTTATCTAAAAGATATCTGTATAAATTTTTACAAGTTTTAGGTGCTTTCTTATCATTGATAAAATTAAGCACAGCTTTTGCAAAAGAAGTAAAACCTGTCACTCTAGGATTAGCCATTAATCTTCCTGTTAGGGCTTGTCTTTCTAGTGCTTGTAAAAGTAGTTCTTGTTGAAATGAATAACCACTTTCCATTATTGTATCTGCTAGTTTTTTAGTCATATATATTTCTCCTTTATTTGTATTAATGTATTTATACACTTGACAATAGGATAGTCAAGGATTATATTGTATTTAATTAATTTAAAACAAGAAAGATATAATATGACTAAAACATTTTACATAACTTATTGGGCTTCTAAACATAAGAAGCACATAACAAGACAAGGTAAGCACGACGAAAAAAGCAGATATGGAACATCTAAAAAAGGTGTGCCTTATTATGTTTATTATGATTTAGATAGTCATGGTTATCGAACTGCAACAACAAGTTGGAAAGTGAGGCACTAATGAACGGCGAGTTAATAGGAAGATTACTAATGGTATTAGTTGGATTTGTACTAGCATTATTAGGAGTAATTGTATTTATACATGGGCAACATTATGAAGTAGGAGTATTAATTTCTTTTGCTGGTATATGTTCAATATTTGGGGGGTTGCCACATTATGAATAAATATGAAAAACAGAAAACAAAGATTGAAACTTTGCCTGATAATTTTAAAATGTCAGATAAACAAACTTTAATATTGATTAGAGATTTATTTGAGATGATTAAAGATAATAATAGGCTTATTCAACTTATGGATAAAAGAATTAAGTTATTAGAATTAAGAAATTAATTCTATAGGATCAGAACTAGAAGGGTTGAGTTGAAAGAGACTTAAACGCTAGTACTGATCCCTGATCTAATGGAATAGACCCGCAGGATGATCCTGCTATGTGGCATACAAATAAGTCCAAGGATATCTCTGTTAGATCAGGGATCAGCTGATCCCTGATCCATTGGGTAGCGGAACAAGCTCTAAGCACAATGGACCTGGGATCAGTTAAGTTAGATATCTGGAAGTTTATTATAAACTTAACTGATCCAAGAGCCACAAGCCGCAAGCTTGACAGATGGTCCAGGATATGATAGGATGAATTTAGAAAGGATAAATTATGACTAAAAAAGAAAAAACACATTGGTATGATGAAGGATTAAATAAAACTTATGGGGATAATAACAATGGTTTTATTTGGGGTATAAATTATATTGATAATGATGAAGTGATTGAATGTGAGTGGTTTAAAACAAGACAAGAAAGAAACAAAAAAATAAAAGAGAACAATGACTAGAAGGACTGAGAGCCTAGTGATTTTAATCAATCATTGGCGCTGGCTTGAGGCTAATGGATATAAGCAACAAGCCGCAAGCTGCAAGCGACAAGCAGCAAGCTTGACAAGAAAGTATTATAATGATATTATATCCTATAAACTAAAGGAGAAATAAATATGAAAGCAACAATTAAATTATTACAAAAACAACAAGCGGCGCTGGTTGAAGTGATTCAGTTTTTAGACAGTAAAAATCACAGCAACGAGCCAGTGAGAGAAGCTGTCGACAAAGTTTTAAATCACAGCGATGAGCTGTACAAAGATTCGGAAATGGAATTAACAAGGATAAGTTTAAAATGACTAAAAAAATGACAATGGAAGATGCAATAAACAGAATAAAAGAAGCTGTTGAATATTACGACATGGTTCATGACACAGGCGACAAAAAACAAACTAAAGAAAATACAGATTATGTATGGAAGGGTTATGACCGACTAATGGAGATATCAAATGAAATCAAGTGAAGCGTGGAAAATAGTCGGCGGCCTGTCAAAGCCTTCAAAGATGCCTGGCTGGTCAATAGGTTTACCTGCCAAAGAGTGTAAGACTGGCGGCAAGCTCCAGCAAGTGAAGGGCTCAGTCTGTTATGATTGCTACGCTCTAAAAGGTTGTTATGTTTTCAAAGTTGTGCAAGATGCACAATACCGAAGACTGGAAGCAACGAAGGGCCCGCAATGGGTTGAAGCTATGACTCACTTGATCAACAGCAAGAAGCCTGATGTCTTCAGATGGCACGACAGCGGCGACGTCCAGGATCTGGAACACCTAAACAAAATTTATGCTGTCTGTAGGTTAACACCAACGAAGCGTCACTGGCTCCCGACCCGTGAAGCATGGATCAAGAAACACTTGCAAGACAAGCCCGACAATTTAGTCATACGATTTAGCGCGCCCATGGTAGACCAGCGGGCGCCTGATTCGTGGCCTCATAGTTCAGAGGTGGTGACTAAAAATCCAAACTGTCCAGCTCCACAACAAGACAATGATTGTCGAGACTGTCGACTTTGTTGGGATTCTAAAATAAAAACTATCAGATACGGTAAACATTAAAATGACTTTAGTTTTTAGACATCCAAAATATTACACAGAATTACGTAAGCGTAATAAACTGGATCAGGTCATTAGCTCAAAAAGGCGCGACGGCGCATGCGAGCGTGCACCTGGTCCGGGCCTCAAGCAACAAGCTACAAGCTGTTATTATTGTGGTGGTAATTGTCCGAATGAACCAAAAGATAGTGAATTTTTATGTGATAGTTATGCAGGGGATATAGATGATTTATATAAAAATAAATAAGCCTCAAGCTACAAGCTCTCAAGCATCAAGCGACAAGCTTCAAGCCCCAAGCAGCAAGCATCAAGCTTAAAGCCGCAAGCTTCAAGCTCCAAGATTCTAGAACCACGGAAAAGTTTCACGGTACCCGGACCAAGGGCCTCTACCATGATAAAACTATTCTTTGGATGTTTAATATGAAACGCAATTTGGTGTGGTGAGAAACGTATTTTATTCCCCTTGCATACCTTTAGTTCTACTGTGAAAAAGTGCCCAGAAGTATTATAGCCCAATAGATCAGGAGTACCGGATAAACTAATGTTCTCAAGTCTGATCCACGATATTTCAGGTATAAATTTCTTAACTTTTGCATACAATTTCTGTTCTGGTTTCAAGGGAAGTTAGTAGTCCTGTTGAAGTTTTTCTGGCAAGATAAGATTGGAAGGTTTTTCAGTTTTTAAAACTAATCTGTGAGCGCTATGACCAGGCTGGCCTATGATTGGAACCGCATTCTCATGCACCTCCATACGTCGGATTGCATGCAACTTTCCTTTTATCTCCACATAGATAACTGCGTTTTTTACTGCGTCAGAACCTTTAGTAAATTGACTTAAGAATTGTTGCAAGTCTTGAACTCTCATGAATCTTTTCGTCTTAACTTGTTAGATAAATCGTCTATCACTTTTTTATAACCTTGCAAGAGATTTTTATTTTTTTCATTTTCATAAGAAAATTTCTTCCAATAATAAATTTGTTTTTGAGCATCAGATAATAACTGTTGATACATCTTAATAGTAAGTTTAAAATCATCTATTTGTTTGGTTAAATCTAATTTTCCTCTGTCATCTTTCATGTATTGACTTTATAGGATAGTTCCCTTAAATTGTCAATCATGGGAGTACCAAAAAGATTAACTGAAATGCAACAAAGATTCGCCGAGTTTTTAGTATTTGGTGGACCTGAAGGACCTATGACTAAACGTGAAGCTGCTATCGCTGCGGGCTATAGCAAAGATAGAGCTATGCGTGAAGGATCAGAACTTACCAATCCAAAATACTCACCTCTTGTTGTTAAATATATTGGTGAATTAAAAGAAGAAAGATTAAGAAAACATGAGGTCACTTATGAAGGACATGTAGCAGAGCTGGCTAGATTACGTGAAGCCGCTTTGAAAAAAGGTTCTTTCTCTTCTGCTGTAAACGCAGAAGCAAATAGGGGTAAGGCAGCAGGACTATACATAGACAGAAAAATAATAAAAACTGGTAAACTAGAAGACATGTCAGAACAAGAATTAGAAGCTAAAATGAAACAAATCCTAGACGACTACGCGCAGATAATTGATGTGACTCCAACTAAATCTTCTGAATCTTTTTTACCCAGTCCCGAGGAATCATCGTCCGATCCCCAAAACTAAAACTACCATCTTCTTCTCTATCGTACGAAGCAAATAATTTTATAGATTTTTTATCTTTAGAATATAACCAACCCTCATTTACAGGTCTTGCTAGTTTCATCTTATCAAACTCTTTATCTGTAGCCCAGCCCGAATCACTCACACAGTCGATCCACTCCACACGGACTTTAGGATAAGGTATCTCGGGAGTTATTGAGGCGATAGCTTTTCTTCTTTTCCTAGGCATATATAAGTTTATATCACAGATTTATTTTTTTAAAATATGCATTCGCGCGCGTGAACCGAAATTTGATAGTACATTAAAAAGTGTACCAAAAATAAAAAGTGTACCAAAAAGTGTCCCACTTTCAGCCTTATTTTATGCGGTAAAACAGTCAAAAGTACACTTGGACAAATTATTTCCGAGAGAAAAAAATATTTTTTTTAATTCTGTCACAGAATCTTATGCTTTGTTTTTTCTGCCTCATTATCGCCATAATGTAGACTCATTACTGCCAACTTATCTTCTGCTTCCGCCATTTTCATCAGTAATTTATCAACTTCTGCCGTAATATCAGGATGTTCTGGTATCACCAGCTCATGCTCACTATAGCATTTTATCTTATACTTGGCATCTGCAATATCAGCTTCGTATCTCTTTGTTAGAACCTTTCTAATCTGATTGTTCATCTTTCCATTCCTCCTGTGTTTGATTACCATGTTCATCTTGATATAATATCCAAGACTTCTTACCATCGTAGTAATATCCTACTATTTCTTTCTCACGCTCCATTAAAAAAATCCTCCGGGTTTATATTTACTTTTGCTTTTTCTTTTTCATCATGTTTTAGGTCATAATACCTGTCTAATCTTTTCAAAAACTCATGTTTATAGCGCCTTAATTCATGCCCATCTACCTTAAATTCCTGATAATATAGATCTGGAGTACATACCATAATAACTCCTTGCTCAATCTTTGATTTATGCACGTAGTCATGAGCCATGGCGTACGCTGCTATCTGCAAGTAATAATCTTCGATCCATTCTTTCTTCTTTGGCCTGTTAGCTTGTTTGAAGTCAACAACAGTCTCACGACCATTGTGAAGACAGACTAGATCAGTAGACCCAGCATAAAGCCCAGGATAATATAAAGTGACTTCTGAACCATACCACTCTTCCACTGGTGTAAGACCCACGTCAATAACTTTCGCGGCCATGGTTTTCGCCTTCTGTCCGAGTTCTGTAAGATCATCGTACCCAGTTCCGAGAATATAGTGTTCCAGGAATTTGTGCATAGCTGTCCCCCTGGCACTAGATATATTTTTGATTCGTTCTGCTTCCTGTTCTCCAACTTTGGCCTTCCAGTCTTTTAAAAATTGTTGATCTTTAGTGGCTCCTAATACAGTAGTCACTGAAGGAAGTCTAGTACCATTTACATCATAGAGCCGTGTTCCTTGGTCCTCGTGCCGTGTAGCATCGACGTAGCTATACTTTTCACTCTTCGGTATTTTACGACCTATGTTATGATACTCCTGTATGTCTTCGTCACTCATCATCAAATCGTTCCTCCTGTTCTTCTTTAAAACCTTCATCTAACATTTCTGATAGTGTTTTTTCTTTCTTAAATATCTCATCAAATCTTTTACGATACACATCATTCGATACTCTAGACTTACCATCCCAACGTCTGTCTTTCGTCATAGTTTTCTTTTTAACTCCTCCAGGTAAGCACTATTCTCTTGATTCCGCACTAATTCTTCCAACTCTTTACCCTGTTTGGCTCGTAGTATTTTAGAATGTTTACGCCAAGCCCATGCATTGAGCATGCCTGCATACTTCATGATAAAGTGTAGTGATTCATAGATAAATTTATCTAACATTATTTTTTACCTCTCTATATTCATCTAAACTTATAATATTATCTTTTAACGCTATCTGTGTATAGTGTTCTATTACTCTCTGTATCTTTGGTAGTTTAGTATGCGCCCAAGGCCATATCAAACAACAAACATAATACGCATCTCTAAATGTACAACGCCATCTATATTGTTTTAAGTATGGCGTGCCATCAACCCGTTTACCCTTACGAGGTTTATCGGTCAATGTTCCACAACCCAATACTTCATGGACCCATTTCAATACAGATTGATCAGTCATGGTTATTTCCATGGATAGACGTAAACTGTTCGACAATCTATACCCTGGTTTACCTCGGTGTTTCTTTTTCTTTTCGATACCACGTTTAAAATGTATCGAACCTTCGCCATCAAATAGACCTGCGATGTATGCCCTATCAGTCTCTGGAATCATATTTCCTCACATGTATTAATATTGCCATTACAATAATCGTGATAGCTATACCTAAAAAGAATAAACCTATCATTTTTTATCACCTGTTATTACCCATCTTAAAACAGTTGTTGTTGGATCAAACCCATCAAACTTTGCACTAGTGCAAGCTGTCAGAAGTACCATCATCAATCCAACCCATATCATTGATCTCATAAAATTCTCCTTCCGAGTCACAATCCCAACACTGATGTATAGTGTCTTGTCCCTCTGTTGCTACTTTTAAATATCCATTACCTTTACAGGTTGGACAGATAGTTGTAGTGACTTTAGCTTTTTTTAATTTTGCCATTTAATTTCTTCGCTTTCTCGTTTGCTATTGATTCAATCGTTTTTGCTATAGATAACTTTGCATCGGGCAATAATACCTTTGATAACTTATCTAAAGTAGCGTATGTTTCTTTTGTTAGAGAAACATTTTTGTATTTACTCATGTCTGTCATGCGTTTCCTTTCATATTTAATAACCCATATATAGGTGATTTTATAGGATTGTCAATGAAAATAGTATTAACTTTATTAATTTGTTCACAAGTTGCTGGTACCTGTCTGGAACCATATCAGTGGCCCGATAAGTTTAATACGCAGTACGATTGCCTGATGTTTGGTTATGAAGAGTCTTTAAAAAAAATGAAAGAGATAGGTAGAGCTGACATTAATCAGTATAATATGTTTGTTAAATTTTTTTGCACACCAGAAAAACCTAGCATTTGACATTGTGGCAGAATAATGGTAAAGCGTGAGTATCTTCTCACCATTACCTACCCTTATTTTTCCCTCTTTAGGGTAGGTGTTTCTTGATTCCACATCCACAGTAAAAGAACTGCGGGTAGTAAAAATAAACTACTTACAAATACACCCAAAAAAATCACCAGTGCCATCTTTCATTACATGTACGTTCCATGGTTCATCATACGTTGTTAAATGTAAACGTAGTATGTCACACAAATCAAGACAATCTACTTTTGCCAATAATGAGATATGTTCCGTCATCTCTTTTGTGACAGCTACTAACTGATACAATCCGTCGTTTAGAAGTATTAAGTCCATTGTTCGTAAACTCCTTTACTAATTTATACCAAAGATCTTTGTACTTTACATCTTTAGTTTTATTATAATTATTTGCCGCTTCGTCTATTTCTTTTTGTGTCGTCATTTACTTTCGTTCCATGATTTAAAACATTTTTTAATCCTGATGCTTTTATATTTATATCAACACCATAAGACTTCCATGCTTGTTTCATTAAGTTAAGTTCTAACAACAGACTAGACCATTGGCCTGGAGCTGCACCTTCTACTTTTATTGTTATTATTTTTTCTTTCATATCTACAATGTAGGATATTTTAGGATATTGTCAAGGTCTGCCCTTGTTTTTCATCTGTCTTTTTCTGTGTTTATTTAATGATTTTGTGTGACGTCCCGGTCTTTTTCTAGGTTTATTACGGGGTGCCGTAGAGACACCAAATTTAGCTTTCTTGGCCATCGAAATATTTTTCTACTTCTGATACTAAACTATTTGAAGTTATATGTGGTATATAACTTATCTTACCATTTACATGTTGTTGTAAATCTGCGCCACAATTCATACATCTAAAAAGTTCTGGAGTTAAACCAACTAACATAGTTAGCTCATCACATGTTGGACATTTTCCATTAACTATTTCTGCCTGTATTTTCATTCTATTGTATTATCAGTTTCTTAATGCTTTTGCTACCATCAATATTATCTTCTAACTCCGCAGAACCCTTATAGCATTTGTAAGATACAGTTTCACTATATTGTCTTTCAGCCGTAATTTTTCCACGTAAACATTTAGACATAGAAGGTTGCAAACGTGCCTCCTTGATCTCTCCGTTTACAAACATAAGTAGGGCCACCACAGACTCTATCATACTACCTTACCTTTGTTTTCACCTTGCTTGATA